TTTATCGCCATTAGTTTTATCACTATTAATTTTATCACCATTAGTTTTATCACCAGTTTTAATTTTTTTTGAATTTGGGTCAATACCAAAGCGAATAAATGGAATTGAATGTGTTTCAACAAGAGATTTAATTTTATCAGCAAAGAATTTAATGTAAAGAAATTCTTCAATTTGAGGCGTATATTCTATCTTTAGATGCGTAAAGATAGAATCTGTTTTATTCACTTTTAAATTCACATTTGAAAATCCATTCGTAATTAAACGCAATATTTCATTTTCAGTATTAGAAACAGGAATTTCAATTGATTCCCATTCTGATTTTGATAACTTTCTTTGTTTAAGATCCATTTTAAGTGGTTATACTAGATATATATGCGATTGTCTTTATATTGATTTAATAATTCAATTTTTTTAAAAAATTGAAATTAAAAAAGAATATAGAACTGTTTCTATAAATCACTATATACTATGTCATCTAATTATAATATTGTATCAATTGAAGGAAATATTGGTTCAGGAAAATCAACATTATTGGAAAATTTAAGAAAACATTATTCCAATGATACGCACATTATATTTTTAAGAGAACCTGTTGATGATTGGGAAAAAATTAAGGACGTTGATGGCAATACAATGTTAAAAAAATTTTATTCAAATCAAGAAAAATATTCATTCGCATTTCAAATGATGGCATATATTTCACGATTGAAAATTTTAAGAGATACTATTAAAGACATATCTTGCCAAAATAGTAATGAAAAATATGTAATTATTACAGAACGAAGTTTATATACCGATAAATACGTATTTGCCAAAATGTTGTTTGACCAAGGCAACATTGAAGATGTTTGCTATCAAATTTATTTAAATTGGTTTGATGAGTTTATTAAAGACTTTCCTATCAATTATTCTATATATGTAAATACAGAACCGGAAAAATGTTACGAAAGAATTCATAAAAGAGCAAGAGATGGAGAAGAGGTAATTCCTCTACAATATTTACAAGAATGCCATAATTATCACGAAGCATTTTTAGATAAAACAAATAGAATATATATGAATAATTTAACATTAGACGGAAACATTGATATTTATGAAAATGAATTAATGGTAGAGGAATGGTTAGAACAAATTAATGTATTTATTCATAATTAATAATTAATATTTTTTCCACGAATAACTTAATAATATCACAATATTTATATTATTAAATGGAAGACGACGCAATTAATATAGTAATTGAATGCCCTCATTGTAAAGAACCAATATTAATTGAAAAACTTAATTGCTGTATATTTCGCCACGGTGTTTTGAAAACTGACGGAACTCAAATTAATCCTCACGCCAGAAAAGAATTATGCGATTATTATATTAATGATGGATTAATATTTGGATGTGGTAAGCCTTTCAAAATTATTTCAAACAATGACACATTTGTTGCCATTATTTGCGATTATATTTAGTTTTTAATTATATAAAATAATTGAAATTTGTTTTGTTATTAATAATATATCAAAACAAATGAATGTCTTATCTTTCAAACACGAATCAAAAATATATCCATCAACCGAATATGAGTTATATTTTGATGGATGTAGTAAAGGGAATCCTGGACCAGCAGGAATTGGTGCCGTAATTTATAAAAATAAAATAGAATATTGGGCATCTTGTAGATATATTGGCGATTATAGAACAAATAATGAAGCAGAATATTCAGCATTAATTCTTGGACTTGAAGAAGCAATTGCTTCAGGGATTACCACATTATCAGTATATGGAGATAGTATGCTTGTCATCAATCAAATAAATGGCTTATATAAAGTAAAAAATCAAAAACTATTTGAATTATATAACAGGGTTCAAACATTTAAAACAAAATTTAAAGACATATATTTTAATCACGTATATCGTAAAGATAATAAACGTGCTGATAAGTTATCTAATCTTGGGTTAATCATTAACAAAGAATCAAATACAAAATAAACGAATACCCAAATAATCATTAATATTCTAATAAACTAACATTTAATAATTGATGCGATTTATATTTTAACAAATCTAATTCTTTTTTAGTTGTTGGAAACAAGTCTTTTCCATAAATATCTTGTAACATTAACCATTCAAACATTCCGCCCAAATAAACAAAAATGTTATAAAATCCTAATGAATATAGTTGCTGGTATTTTTTATTAATTGTTTCATCATTACAATTTTTTCCATATATAATTATTCTTATACTTTTATTCTCCTTTATAAATTTGTTTATTATTGCTTCTTCTTCATTTGCGAATACTGTATTAATTATTAGACACTGTTGTTCAGAGGGAGCCAATGTATTAATAATCAAATATATTTCAGGGTTTTTAATAACAGATTGCATATCTTCATAATTTATTTTTTTCATTGATTGAATGTTTCCCATATTGTATTTATATTGTTAAATTTTTAAATTATATATTAACTTATATATTAACTTATATATTAACATATAATTATTTTTATTATTATTTTAATAATTTTACATAATTTTATAAAAATCTCCATTGAAATAATGAAAAGTAAAAAATCCTATAAGTCCAAATATTACATCAACTAACAAATATAGCCAAGCATTTTTGTTTCCCATAATGGCGTTAATCGCAAATAAAAAATACAATAAACCGTGAATTGGTCTTAAATTATTCCACCATATTTTCTCACCAAATACTTCTGCTCCTGTTTGTCTTGACCCTGTTAAATAAATATATATAAAACCTATTGCTGGAAGTAAGGCTACATAACCCATATACATTAAAAATGTTTTGTTAGTTGTTCTGGCTAAATAAACTAACAAAGTTCTTATTCCAATACATCCAAACAAAAATAATAAGAAACGCTTTTGAATGTTATTCATATAATACCTTTTGAAAAGAAATCATATGAATAGTTATGATTGATAATGACAAGCATCTTTATCAAAAACCCAGTGAAAATTATTTACATGAACGTCTGTTAAAACACGGTTTCTAAGTGCTGGCGCAGAAACTTTGGCATCCTTAGCAGCAGCAGCTATATTTTTAAAACACGTTTTTTGACCATTTTTACAGCATATTTTTATTATTGGTTGTTCTGCGTATTGTTCTTCTTTTGATACACCAGAATATCTCCATAAAAACCCTTTACATACACGTTTTTCTCTTAGTGCTATTCCAACAGCTGTTCCTGTAGTTAATCCTAAATGTCTTCCTGCTGCTTCTATGCTTTCATAAGTATTAACTACTTCTCCAGTATCTTTATTAATTTGGTCAATTGATCTTTTTGCCTTTCTAACAAGTGGAACTTCTGGATTTATGTCATCATTATAGATAATTTGCGTATTATCATCTGATAATTTATTAAACAACACATCAATGTCTTTTGATTCATTAATTAACACTTCTTCAAGTTTAACAGATGTGTCTATTATTTTTTTTATATTTTCAACAGATAATTCAAATTTATTTTGTCCAAGTGAGACAAAATTTTGCTTTAAAATAAACATCATATTTTTTTCAGTAATCGGATATAAACATTTTATGTTATAAACCATTTCCCCATTTGGATATAAATTTTTTAAATTATTACAAATAGATTCGTAATCTTTTTGGCGTGTAATAGAACATATAAATCTCATATTTTCATATTGGTATGCGTACAAATAATATCCATATTTACAAATAGCATAATTACTAGCTATTTTATTTTTAATATCCTCAGTAACATCATATTCCAAATTTTGTATTTTTTTTGAATTATTATCAATCAATTTAGATTTTTCAGTTAATTCATCGTTTAATTTATATATTTGATTTTGGAGTTCTTCATTTTTTTTCAATATTAAATTATAATTTTCAACATTATATTCATTTTCCTTTATTATTTCTTTAATTATTTGTTCAACTTTTTCAATAGTAAAATTATCATTGTCTAATGCGATTAGTTCTCTATGTGATATATCATTAATAACAATGTTTCTTACACGATTTTTTAAAATAGGATGTTTTTTAATGCAATTTTCAATTTCAATCTTATTTTTAACTTTGAACGCATTGTATAATCTAAAGTTATCATATGTTTTTTTGTGAGTTTTAACTCTTTCAATTAAATTATTACTTTGTCCAAATTTAATGACAGTTTCTTGATACATTTTACTTCCAGGTATTCCAAGAGTTTTATTATCAACTAATCCAATATAAATACATTGAGTATTGATTGGAAATTGGTCTAATAACGTTTTTTCTTTTAATATTTCTTTTTCTTTTTCTAAAATGATTTTTTGCATTTCAATTTCTTTAATATGTTCTTCAATTTTAATATTTGAATATGACAATTGTTCTTTAAGTAATAAATTATCTTCGCTGAGAATATCTTGAATTATTTCTTCCATATTTAAATAATATTCGTGTATTTCGTCTGCTTTTGTTGTTCTGGCTTTTAAACAAAGTGATTTAAATGTTTTTATATTTAACATAATAATTTGTTTATTATGTCCACCGCTTCCTTTTTTTTGCTCACTGTCCAAACTTAGCAAACTTTTATAATCTTTATCAATCACAAAATTTTTTTCTAATAATTCCTTTGCTCTCTGTTTTTGACAAAAATTTAACCATTTCCACACATCATCTAAATTAATAACAAAATCATTAGTTGGATGATAATTAAGGTAACAATAAAAACTTGATAAAAATAATTGTTGTTCAAAGTCATTAAATTTGTTTTTAATTTTTATCAAAAGTTTGTTGTCGTGATTACTGGTTAATCTTGTAATAGGATTATTTTCAATGAGTTCAACGATATTAAGCTGTTCCATTATAATATAAATAATAAGGTTGTATTTAAGTTATTATTTATATATCTTTTTAAAACAAAAACAAACATCTCATTTGCTTTTAAAAAACGATAGCGATAATTAATGGAAATGAACAATGATTTCAACCTTCTCTTTTTTAACGCTCTTTGTTGCTGACACAGATAATTCCTCTCGCTTCTTTCTCGTCTTCGTATTATCAACAATTGCGTCTTTACGTTTGGATGTGCTGTTACGATTATTCATGTCCTTTTCAATGTCATTATAATTTTGTTCAATGTATTCAATTGCTTTATTTTCAAGTGCCCATTTGAAGAAATTAAGTTGCCCAATAGTTGTTTCAATAAATTTTCCGCCCGTATAGGGTATGCTAATTCTCTCCCACCTACAAAAAGGGTCAAATCTTCGTTTGCTGTAAGCTTTTAGTTTGAGTTTGTAATCATCATAGACCTTAAATCGTCTGGTGATATTATCTTGAGTTCCTTCAATAACATAAAGTGTATAATATTTTTTAGCATAATTTGTTGAAAACCAATCAACAATCCGAAGAGATATTTTAGATTCTCCGGTAATAATCTTTAGCATTTTATCTAAATTATTATTTGGGTTAAAATTTCCGTCCACGTCATCAGTTTTATAAAAAGTCATCAAATTTTTAAGCAATAAATTGTTTTGCGTTGTATAATTAGAATTATTCATTAGTTTAGTTTTTGACTTTTTATTTAAGTAGTTTTCTTTTTAATTTAAATTATTTTTAATTTTCTACGAATTTAATATCTAAATGAATATTATTATGGCTTCATCTTTTATGAATCAATATTTTGGTCCTCTCTCAAGAGAATACTGTGTTTATTTCTATGCGTTGTCTATTTTATTTGGAGTTATGTTTGTTATGAGTGCTGTATCAATTGGTTTTTTTATGGTTACTAACATTAAGAAAGTTAATTTAATGTTTATTGTCAACTCTGCACTTATATTATTAAATTCATTGTTAGCATATTTTGTTAACAGATTGCTTCATACTATGTGCGTTAAATCTATCTAAAAATACTTATTTGTTAGTTTATTCATCCATTTATTCCTCTTTAGATTTTTCTTTTGGATTATCCATTGTTGTATTAAGTGGTTTTAAGAACATATCTCTAGCAACAACATCATTAACATAACTCGTTTGTAAAAATGGATTAACTCCTCTTTGAGAAATTAATTCACGGTCAGCCATTTTTAAATCAATATCTTCACGACGTGTTCCGCTGGCATTTTGATTTCTTGAAAACATTGAAATATCTGCTTCTTGATTAAAAAATGATTCGTCTGCTAAAGATTGATTAATCGCGTTGGTTTGTGAATCATAAACTTGTTGTTGATGTGCTTGTGCTTGTTGTTGATGTGATTGTTCTTTAGTTTCACTTCTAGCGCTTTTGTAATAGGGTTCGCCATTACTCCATTTCCACGTATTGTACATTATTATATTAAGTTTAAAAATAATGTATCTTAAACTTAAAATACTTTTTTAATAACTTCTACTTAAATCTAAATACCTTCTAATTAAATACCTTCTAATTAAA